AAATACTTCCTCGCAATAATTTCGGAAAATTCTTGTATAATCGACAAAACGAAATGTGATTTTTTCAAAAACAAATTGTGACATTTTTTCGCAAGAAACACAAAAAAACAGAAAAGCACACCTGATTGGTGTGCTTTTCTGTTCTAACTATTTGATAATGTCAGCCATTATTGCTATCTTTAACTATTGGTTTGAGCCATTGGCGGCTGATTTCGGTGGCTATTCTTGCAGTCATTATCGGTGGCACGCTCATGCCACAAACATACCGAACGTCTGCACCGCAAAAGTCGTAATCGTTGGGGAAACTGCTCATTCTGCAATACTCAGTGGGGTTAACGTTGCGCACCTCGTCGTAGTATATCGTTGTCCCCGAACTTGTGAGCGCACCAGGCACAACATCGTCATACACTATACACGTTGAAAAGAAAGCGTTGTAGGTGTTTTTTCCTCTTAACTTTGCGTCTGCAAACTTTAGGTTCTGGTCTCCCTTCTCAACGTATGGCCACCGGGCAATAACTGAAGGCCACAGCGGCTTTGGTTGGCTAGTTTTACACCCCCTATCCACAATTTCGCCAAAACGTATAGGTTTTTCGTTGAACTCAAGCCGAAGCGGGGGAAAATCTAGGTCTCGCCGTCTGGCGATAAAAAACACCCTTTCCCTTGCCTGTGGGACGCCCATAGTGGCACTGTTGAGCATGAATATTTGCACATCGTAGCCCGCCTCCTGCATGCGCTCAACTATCCCAATTGCGTAGCCCTTCGCCTTGCCCGCAATAATACCAGGAACATTCTCCAGAATGGCCACCTTTGGCTTTAGCTTGGCAATGGTGTCGCAGTAGACAAACACCAAATCGTCGAGCGTTTGCTTTGCTTGCCCCTCGTTAAACCGCTTCTCTTTTCCCCACGTTTCCTCGCGCTTGCCGCACATGGAAAAGGTCGTGCATGGCGGGGAGCCGTCTAATACATCAAGGTTGTATAACTCCTCCGGCAGGTCGGTGCGCTGGTTAAACACCCTTATATCTTCAAGGTAAAAATGTGTTGGCTGGTGGTTGGTCTGGTAAAGTTTAGCCATCTTAGGGTCAATCTCTACGCCTCCCAAGTGCTCAAACCCCGCCAGCTTGTAGCCCATCGTGCTACCACCACCGCAAACAAACGTTCCAAAAACCTTTAGCCCTGCTGTTGCCGGGTAATCCTCGCTTTTCTTCCAGCTAAAATTTAATTCGCTCATACTCCTTTTTAATCACATCATACTTAAGTTCCCTGTTGACGAACGGCCGTTGCGCCTTCCGCTGCTTCAATTCACTGCCGTTTAAACTCGGTTTAAACGTTGTTTTAATCTCAATCGCATCGCTTAAGGTGGTGCTAACCTTGTAGTGCATTACATCGGTGTAGGATGCTGCGCTGTTTAGCTGCACGACGGCCGCGTGCCGCGTGCTACCGCGTAGCGGGTTTTCGGCATTAAGGTTTTGCTCAATCCACCCAAGCAGTTCTTCAATGTTGCTTTTAGTGGATGTGAAGTAGAAAAAAGAGGTATCCTTTAGCACCTTCAGTACATCTAGGTAGTTCGACAACTTCCAGTAACATTTATAATTTCCTACTTCTGTTGATAGGTAGGGCGGATCGACAAAAAACACCACGTTTGCCTTTTTATACCGCTCAAACAAAACCTTGTAATCGACCGAAACAACTTCAACGCCCTCCAAGTAGCCAGGAATAGCATAATCCGCTTTACGAACGCAGTTATACAGCGTTGCTTTTTTCAGCGCAGCCAAGTTGGCAGCATAGTTCATGCTGTAAAGCAGCGATGAGGATAGCGTTATGTAGTCAACGTAACCTTCCTTTTCCTCTTCCTCCATCAAGCTAATAATTTGGCTGCACACCTCGTGGGGCAGCTTCCTGTCAACAGGGCAGTCGGCAACGATAATCCTCAACTTGCGCAGTATTTTATTGGTGCTTGCCACTCCACTTAAGCGAGTGGTATAGCCGTCGAAATCGTTGTATATCACCCTTGCATTGGGGCGCTCTTGCTTGGTCACGTGGGATAGTAATCCACTGCCGCCAAATAGGTCAACAAACATAGCTCCCTCCGGAAATTCCCTAAGCGCACGCTTAAACTCACCTACAAATCTCCGCTTTTGCCCCATAAATGGTAGCGGCGCGGATGTGTAATTTTTTTGATTCATTCTTTTTTTCTTTTTCGGTTTTATATCTTTGCACCATCTCACATTCCAAAAAGAAAAGGTGCCATAACACCGAGCGAAGGCTTTAGCCTCTGTCGTGGTGTTATGGCACCTTTAATTGTAAGCGGGGTGAGATACGCTTACAGTAGGCAGGGGCTTCTTTTTCCCCTGCAATACTATTCTACACTGCCGAAGGTGTTAATATACAGGCTCCGCTGGTCATGTCAATTACCTGGACAAAACCGCCCGCTGGAACATCCCCTATAGTTATGCTGAGGCTTGCGCCAAGCAGGTTCAACGAGCCTTCATCTCTTGCTCTTACGGAGGGAGTTATTACGCTTAAACTTGCACCTAGCAAACTAAACGATCCTTCATCCCTGGCCCTTACCGAGGGCGTGGTTACACCCAAACTTGCACCCAGCAGCATCATTATTGGTTAAATATTGAGTTAATGGTAATCTTTAGTGCAACCCACGATGCGGATACGGTAAACTTTGCTCTTAACGTATTGGCCGATGAGTAGTATTCCGGGTGAGCATTGGTCAGCGGCCTACCGTCGGTGCCAACGTCTATTGCGCCAGCAGGAATATTGCCCACCCTCAAGCACCTAAGCCCGGTATCCATGCCCTTGTCTCCCGACGTGCTCATCGCAGGGGAAGTAAGGTAAGGGTAGGTAGCGTCGTTGGTTAAAAAATCGGCGGGCAGAGTGCCGTTTTCCCACACCTTCACCTGAACGGTTGAAAATACCACCGGTCGGCGTATGGGGTATAGGTAGGCTGCGCCAGCGCCGCCTAGCGTGGCTAGCGATGTTGCGTCCACGCCTGTAATAACGGTTCCCTGCGTGAACGCGTAGCCGCGGTAGCTTACCCATGCACCCTCATCGCACTTCACCACGTAAGCTTTATAATTTTCCAGCGCTACACCGCCAACAGTGGCCGCTAATTTATTTGCCTCCTCAAGGCTGAGCAACTCCGTTGGCGTTAGGAAAACGCCCTTCGTTCCGCTGTCGCATACAAAGGGAACGCTAACCCCGTTGAAGTTAACGTAGCTTCCGGGCATTGGCATTGCCTTGGAGTATAGCACGGCTCCGGCAAAGTCAGCGTTCAGGCTTAACCTACCGCTAGTAATGGTAAGCCTGTCCGTTGGCTTGACCTCTATCTCGTAAGGGGAGGTGGTGAGGGTCGCCGTTTCCTTAAACTCGATTTTAACCGCCGGGGGAAATGGGCCTACGTGCTTTCCTGCATCCATCCAGCAAGCGGGCTGTGCCTCTTTGGTTCCATAAATAAGGCTGTAGTCGAAATCGTAGCCATCCGTCGCACCGTCGGGAGCATTCACTATCTTATTGTCCGTTACTTGGCAGCTTACCCACGGTAGCTTAGTATAGCCCGTAGCAGCTACGCCATTGTTGAGCCAGCTTTGAACGGCGGCGTATTTTTGCGCGGCGGTTTGGCTGTCGGCATCGATGCGAATGTCTGCGCTACCGTCCGCGTTTTTTGCCCAAAACGTGCAGTTAACCCGGAAAAGGCAGGTGTCCATTTTGCTGGCGGCCGCGAGCGTTGCGTTTACATCAAGGTAAATGCGGCAGTTGTCATAAATACTCTTGGTCATTACAACGCTTCCGGCGTTGCACCGAACCGCCTCGGGGAAATCCATAAACAGGGAGGAGGAGGCGTTGCAGGTTATGGGGATACAACTCCCGTTTTCCATCTTCACCCGGCGCAATACCGAATACTTGGCAGAGTAAGTAGTGGTCACCGCCATATTGACTCGCGCAGCGTTGACGAACAAAGACAGGTTAAATGACGTGTTTGCTATCCCCTCAATCGGTTTTGAGTTAACGTATATTAGCCCTGGTTTGTATATATTGTAGTTCGGGTAATCAATGCTGATATTGCCACCGGCAATTGAGTATAACCCCTTGCCATCAAATATCGCCTCGCCAAACTTATCCGCACCGATGTTTTTAACCGTAGAAACTTGCTCGCTAAAAAATCCCCTGCAAATAATATAATTACATCCAACAACAGCTGCCTTGTTAAGGGACTGGTATGGTTTGTTAAATGTCCCATCACCGAGCAAGTCATCGCCGCCCCAGCTGTCAACATAGATGCAAACTGTGACATTGGTTGTCCATGTTCGCTTGTAGTCTAATGCGTATGCCATACCTACCCCTCCTCTATTAAAGTAAATACTTCCCTGTCCATGCGCCAGCATTGGCTTACCTCGATGTAAACCCGCTCAGCGAGCAGGGTAAACCCTTCAAAGCGCACCTCCAGCATCCTTGGGCGGGCGAACACGTCGAAAGTCGTTTTTCGCGATTCCTCAGAAACGGTAACCTCCACGCCCAGCTGCCCGTTAGCGGCCACCTCCTGCTTAACTTGGTTGGTAGGCTCAAATAGGGCTGCATTGTAGAACGCCGCCACAATGGCTTGCTGCACCTCCGGCGCTTGCTCGGAGAATGCCTTTGTTTTGTCGATTGTTGCTTCCATAATCGGATTAGTTATAAGTCCCTTCAAGTAAAATGCTACCAAGGGTTTTCCCCGCTGCGTAGGTAACCCTCACCTGTAGCGGTGACCCAGCGGCCAGCGCAAGTGTTAGCGCGGTTCCGCTTGTTGCTGGCGAAAATGCGCCACCAGCAACGCTGACCTGCACCGTGGCAATATCGGTGGCACTCCACGTTAGCTTGCTAACCGTGGCCGCCGAAGGGAGGTAGGTTACCGCCTCGGTAGACACGGAAAATCCTATCGCTAAGCGTATGGCCTTGGATGTGGCGGAAAGCGCTTCAGAAAGCATGCGGCCTTGGTTTGCGCTCAGCGGCTTGTTTGCCGCGGTGCTGGTTAGACTGTCCACGATGTCGGCAATGGCCACCTTGCTGGTCGCAATGGTGTCGATTACGTCCTTGTTGTTCTTGATGAACGCCACAATTTCCTTTACGGTATCGAGGTTCACGTCATCAGAGGATACGAGGCTTTGGAGAAGTGTAATTAAGTCATGCAGCTTTTTGAGCGTGTCACCCTCCGCTGGCACGCCACCGCGTAGGCCATCTACCGCTGCGCTTAGCTGCGTTTCCGCCTCTGCAATGGCTCCATTTTTAGCGGCATCGGCGGAGGTAGCTACCAGCAGCGGGGTAGCCGCCTCTGTTTCCGTTAGCCCCGGCGTGCTGCTCAGCTGCACTATTCCCTTCTGGGTGAGCGTTGCGTCGGGTATCGCAATGTGGCTAATCGCCTCGTTTACGATACCCGCCACGGCCTCCCTATCTATCTTCTTGATGAGCGTTTCCTCCAGCCCCTCAATTTTTGAGGTGGGGATTTGCTCCTCCTTGTGCCAGTAGCTGTCAATCCAAGCCTCGAACTGGGAGGCGAGCGGTTTTAAACCGCGCTTAAACCACGATTTAAGGGTGTTTATGTCTGTTACTGCCATACCTAAAATGCTATTATTGAAAAGCGAATACGCATATCATTTCGTGTGCCATCGTCGGCTACAGTTACCTTGCACTCACGTGCAAGAACATCAAACATTGCTCTTACGCTGCATTGCGTAACGCCTGCACCTACGCCTACGACAATGTAGTTCGTGTGGCCTATGTTGTGCGTTAGCTTGTATATCCCCTCTTGTACTCTTGCCACGTAGACTGCTGGCAAGCTTCCGGCTACCTTATCAACCGTGGTTCCGGCCGCATCGAACTCTCCAAGATACACTGCCATCCCCGTGTGGATGTGTGACTCCGGAGGATAAGCGGAGGGCTTTTCCGATATGGCCGACCAAGGGTGGCTATGTGTCACAGGGGTAAAGGCATTTGGCTTACCGGTAACCCTATCCCACGCCACGGTGTGGTTGGTAATGTGGCTGGTTAGCGCGGTGTCTAGGTTAGTTATGGTTTGCGCCATGGTCAGCAGGCTGGGGAGGCGCTGGAAGCTACTCCACAGGAGCTGCGGGGTTCCTCCGCTGCCAAATATTACCTTGCGCTTGATGTAAAGGTTGGTGTAGGTGTCATCGTAAACCTGAACGCCCTCTTTTTCCTCCTGAATCACTACCTCCGCAATTTTCTGTCCGCTGACAAAAGGAAGTATCTCTCCGTTAATAATTACAGTCCCTGATGAAATGTAGTCGCCAACTTCCTCGCACCCCTCAAGGATGTAGCTGTTACCCCCAATCGATGCAAGCTTAGCCGTTAGCGTGACCATGTCCTGCATAAAGGCCAGCGTTTCGCTGCTCATCGGAAACTGCTGGTATTTTAGTAAGTCTATCCTGTTCATTGCTGAAATATTTAGTAGAAGTTAATCATGTAGCGTTTGCTGGCCAACTTGTAAAAGTTGACCAGCGAAACGATGCGGCTCTCGTCAATTTTGCCGCGCATCGCCATGGGCACCATAACCGCGAAGTCAACACCCATAGCTCCGACTGTTCCCTGCTTTGGGAGTATCTTCACCCCTGCGTTACCGGCGCTGAACATGAGCCGTTTTTGCTGCCGCTCACTGGCAAATCCAAGGTATATGGGTTTCCCCTTTCCTTCGCTGGAAAATGTTTCCTTTTTGTAGAGGAAGCACCAGTCCAGCGACTCGGCGTCGGATATATAAATGCGCCGTAGGTCGGAATCAAAGGCATCGTTTAGACACCCGCGTAAGTAGCATACCTGCCCCGTGTGGTTTGTCTTATACAGCGCCTCCCGCCTTGCGGCCATAAATGCCGTGTGAACGCTTACCACCGGGCGAACCAGCGCCTTGATTAGCGCAAACAGAAGCGGCTTTCTCAAAAACGTTGGCAGCAAAAGCACCACTAACCGCTTAAAATCAACCTCAAAAACCTTGTTCATACAGATTCAATAGTTTGGTAGGCCTTGAAGGTTAGCTGAAGGTCGCCATCCTCATTAATCTTGTAATACCCGGACACGGGAAGTGCCTTCGCCTGAACACTAATCCATGGCTTCGCGCCCGTAGCCGCTTTATAGTCGGCATCCGATACCGTCAACGCTTGGCGCAGCTCCGGAATAACCACTCCGTCTAACGCCTGAAGCGCGTCAATAAGCGCTGCATTTCGGTATTCTCCATTAAAGGGAAGGTTCTGTAGGTAACTCCTTATTGCCGTGCGCACGGCATCCTCGCCCGTGTCTAGGCGTAGCCCCGAAGGGGCAAACACCATAGGATCGTAGTATATGTCCATGCTTAGCTGCATGTGATCGGCTGGCAAGTTCACCACCTCAAGCACCACGCCCGCGTCCTTAATGTCTAAAAAATAGGCGGTAAGCGCAGTTTGCTCGGTGGTGCTCAAGGGTTGTTTATCGCCGCTACCCTTGGCCACCTTAATGTAAAGCCGCCCTTGATACTCCACCGCGCTGGCGTACTTGACCACCTTTTCGCTGTCCACCACCTCGGCGTAGGTGTCCGCATCAAGCTCTAAGGATCGCCCCAGCTGAAAAGCCATGGCCTTATCGCGGTACCACTTTAAGCGGTGGGGCTTCTTGGTGTCGAGCAGGTCTGAAACCTCCTTCTTATGAAGGTCAAAAAGGCTTTCGAGCATCCACATGGCCGCCGCTACTACGTAGAATACAATACTTTCAAGCGACACCTTGGAAAAGACGTCCTCAAAAGCGGCTCCTACCGTAAAGCCATATCGAGCGGCCACCGTTTCGTCCGCCATATAGGCCGTGGTCATCACCGCCTTTATTTGTGTTATCGCTTGTGCCATTTAGTTAATAATAAAGTCTTCCTCAATTGCCCAGAATTCAATACCCTCGTCGGCTATGGTTTGTAACTCCTCGGCCTGCGTCACGGCGGTGGCTGGGATAATGCCGTTAACAGCGTAAAGGTTGGCCACCGCTCGGCTTGATGGCGCAGCGGTAGCGAATGCCGCGCCAGCCGTAAGCGTATCGGTTGGGCTTAACCCGTTAGCCTGTGCCAACTCAAGCAACGCCTCCACAGAGCCGCAATGCTGTAGCGAAATATCTATCAGGCTTTGTCCTGGCTCTACCCTTACTGCGTTCATTATCGTATAGCGTGTAGCCACTGCACCCCGGTGCTCCTGTTGAAGGGGTCAGCGGTAATGCCAAAGGCGTTGTTTTTTCGTGCGTATAGTAAAGTTACCCCGGCAGAGGGACGTCTGCCGTAGCTTGCAAATCCCCCGACATACCATCGAGGAGGCGGGGTTTCAACGGTGGTAGTGTAAACTACCTGCGTAGGCCTCAAATTTTGGAATTGCATTTGCCGTTCAACGATTTGGTTCTGCGCAATAACCTCCCGTAGAATAGCCACAAACGAGCTATCCCGAATGGTGTCCTGGTAGGTGTACTGCGTAAAGAACCGCCGAAGGATGGCGGCCGTATCTACGTCGCGCCAAAAGGTGTCCACCACCACGCTGTCGTGGGGAACAGGAACCGCCACCGGCACGGGGTAGGGTATGCTATCACCGGGAACCGTTACCGTTTTGGTTACGGCTACCGTGGTTAGCGCAGGGGATGGCTTTAGCATCCAGCCCACAACAAGACCAACAAGGACGGCAATAGCCGCTAACGACAACCGCCCTCTCATGCGCTTGCATCCTCCTTGGTTAGCTGTGCCAGGAATGCCGATACAATGCCAGCCATCGCAAACACTTTTATAAACCATGCCGGTATAAAAGACATGATCTCTAGCGGTAGTTGGCTGTAGAATAGCGCCGCGGCGGTGGACGCTCCGGAAATGGCAAGCGATACATTTCGGATGCGCTTAAATACCCTTGGGGTTTTAGCCCTCAAACGTTGAACTATCTTTTCCACGGTGTATTGATTTTAAATGATAACTTTTTTAGCGATACTGTAACGGGCCATCCTGTCGTCAAGTCCGTTGTATCCACCATTAATTTTTTTGGTAATGGCCTTAATATCGTCCTGGTCTGCAAGTGTGCTTAGTCCGCGGGATTGCCAAAACCATGCAGCTGACTTTACCGCATTTTCAGGTAATTCTAGTAGCGTTGGATTATCGAGCAAGCGCCTGTCGCCAAATAGGGCGAGGCTGCACTTTTCGTAGTTTGCTCGGCCAGTGATTTGGATAAGCCCGCGTCCTTTAAACTTCGCTCCATCACCATCTTTTTCCGGGGTATTCCCAAGTCGTTTTGCTAAGTTGCCAGTGTCATAGCTTTCGCCGCTGGCAATCTCACGAACATATTGAAATGAGCCGCTTTCGTGAGCTAGCTGAGCAATGAAATGCCTCACCCGTAAAGGTGTTGATATGCCATAGCCTGCCATGAATTGGTTTAGAAGTGGCACGTATTGGGCTATTGTAGCCCGCTTAGTTGCTGGGCAAATGCTTCTTAAAATCTCCTCAGTTATCATTTCAGCTCAAATGTTAGGTTAAAATCTCCGCTACTCATATCAAAGCCCGTGACTTTATAGCCGTCGGCCTTGAGGTTTATGTCTATTTCCCGCTTTAGCGAGTCAATGCTTGTGTTTTGCTTCTTTAGGTAGTTCACTAGGCCAACGCCAAGCATGGGAAACTCCTTAAACTCCCCCTTGCACGCCGAGACGAGCAGCTCAACCGACTGCGCATCGCTCACGCCAACCGCAAGGCCTCCGCCCTCCACTAGCAAGTCCCCGTCGGCTCCAAGTAATAATCCCTTCCGTTCCATCAGTGCTTTACCTTTTCGTTTTCTAGCGATGAGAAGTTCTCCTTATCTGTCAGCGCAGCAAGCGCGGCATTGATTGACGCAATGAGCGCCGCGCCGCCGTCCTGCGCCACAGGTGTGCCACCGTTCAGCGCGCTAATAATGCCGTCAACCCGTGCAGTTAGCTTGTTTAGCTGGGCTTCGAGCACTTTGGCCTTAACCAAGCCGCCAAGCTTGCCACCGTTAAGGATTACGCCCTCGGCGTTCCATAGGAGGCTTACTTCGCCAACCTTGCCGCTAACTTCCTCCACTTCGGTGGCCGTTAGCACAAAGGCATCCGCGGGCTGCCCCTCCACCAGCGCGCAGAGAACTCTGCTTCCTGACCTCGGGAAAATGGTTACCAGGTTATCTCCCGGATTTAGTATGGCGCTAAGCCGAACATCAAAGAGCGCTGGTAGGTCTTCGCGCTCTACAGTGCAAGTCCTTTCCGTTTTATTCACCTCTGTTACCGTTCCTTCGGTAACCTGCATTGGAATCGCCTTTGCCACTATTGCCCTAACGGCTTGCTCGAATAGCGTTTCGTTCATACCTTATAGCTTAGCTTGTTCTCGCGCTCAAACCCTTGCGTTAGGTCGTAGGTTATGGTCACGGCCTCTACTAGGTAATTTCCAGCCCGATCCGGTTCCTCCTTATCCTTAATCAAAAGCGAGTCACCCGCCTTTGTTCTTGGGGTGCCAAACCCTGTAATGCTGCCCGTATAGCCGTCAAAGCTTAGGCTTTTATACCACTTGTCGGCGTAGGTTTGTAGGTCGGCTTGGCTTAGCCCAGGAATGGACGCTTCGTAAACGGCACCGTTCTCCCCATTTGCTCCAGCCCCGACCTCCGCTTTTAACTTTTTGCCGTTGCGCTGCGTAGACGTTACCCTAACCCGCACCTTGCAGTCCTCTGCACGCTGGTATTTTAAGCCGTTTCCGTTCTTAACCGTTGGGGTGTAGAAGGTGTAGGTGTGCTTTTCCCCGGTTCCTCTCATATCGTAGGGGAACTGGCACGTTATCGAACGCTCCCGAACAATGGCAATAAGCCCAAACTTCTGCTGTATCTCCATGAGGACGCGAAAAGCGCTCATGTTGGCAACCTGAAACTTCCCAAGGTTGATGTCTGGGCATTGAATAGCGTAGCCAGAGGCAACATGCAGCAACACCTCCCTAAGCGTTACAGCTGGCCAGCTGTGGCAGTAGTTAGTTCTCTTTAGCGGGTATAGCCCGTCATCAAGGTGAAGCACGAGGGGTGCACCACCCTCTACCTGCCGAACAAAGCCGCTGAACTCCTCCATAAGATTTCCGTCATACCCCAGCCAAATTGTTACAGGGTCGCCGCTCTTAATAAGGTCCAGCACGCTTTTCCCGTTGAGAAGGGCATAGCCGCGGGGCAGCGTTACGGTAGCTTTGCCTCCCAACTCCTTTACGCTTTCCTCAATGGTGATTTTATTGAAGTTGGTAAAGGTTAGATTACCCACCTGCATTTTGGCTTGCGGCTCTAAGTACATGGCTACCCTCCAACAGTTACAAGCTCCAGCGGTGTGGTGCTGGTGGCATCGACGCTAAACTTCACAGTGTCGGCGTAGCCCTCCACGAAGCTGATGTCGAGCCCATCCTCTAGGAATAGCTCGGTTATACCCAAATCGGAAAAAATGGTGCCCTCCACCTTGAAAGTTCCCGGCTCTTCAAACATATTGTGCACCTCCCTTAGCATGCGCTGGGGGTACTGGTGGCCGTCCATGTCTATCAAAATGCCTTGCACTTTTACGGCGTAAGGCTTGAGGCCGAAATACTCAATAACCTCTACTTCGCTTCGGTCGATGGCTGTTTTAACCACGTTTTTTCCCCGCGAAAAGGAGAGCATGAGCGGTGGGGCAAGAAACTGCCGATCCTTACCGTAGGTGCTGTCGAACCCAAAGCGGTAAACGTTTCCGCTTTTGGAGTTCGTCAGCGTAACTTCGGCAAAGGAGGTGCTGGCAACCTCAAACACCTGTATTGGCTCGTCGGAACCGGGGCCACTCGCGTTGGTGGAGTATTGGGGCAAGTGCTTAAGCACCGACCACAGGCGGTTGCCCGCGGCTATGGCCACGTTGCCCGCCACGTAGCCGAATGACTGCTGGTAGCGTGCCAGTATACCGTTTATGCTTAGTGTTCCCATTTTATTCCTGTTAGCCCTTTTTCAGACAGCCATTCCACCTGCCTGTATTTTTCCATCCAAACCTCGTCATCCAGCTCCTCCGGGAAGGGAATGTGCAAGTAAAATGATAAGAGCGCGTTGCCCTTCCGGATAAAGTTGGAGATTTCCCTACGCTGGCTATCCTCGTCATCGACTAAGTCAATGGGCGGGTAGCCAGCTACAAGTTTTTTATGAGCGCCTTTCTTACGGGGAGAAGGTTGGCAATGGCGTCAAATGCGCCGTAGAACAGCCCGTCGTTGGCCTTAACCTCGTCCTTGCTAGTAAGGAGGCACGCGTTGATAAGAATCTCCTTGGCCTTGTTTGGATCGCGGTCTACCCACTTTTCAAACTCCCCAACGATTTTCCGGTCAGGCACCCGCACGACGACGTCGAGGAATTCGTTTCCGTCATCGTCTTTGGGCAACGAAGCCCCCTTTACCTTGTCCTCGCCGTAGCGCTCCTTCCAAGCGGTTACCATTTCTTCGGTTACCCCCGCAGGGAGCACAGATGCCTTTTTCTTTGCGGCTGCCTTAGCGCCACCAGCTTCTTCTCTTTCCATAGCTTTAAACGTTATTGTATTTTACATCCAGCACAAACAGGGTGTACTGCTTTTTTAAGTCCATGTCCCCGCCAACTTCTCGCCCTTGGGTTTGGAATTTGGCACAAACGGTGTCGTTTATGATGTCATTTTCATCATTCACGTAGGTCACGTTTATATTAAAGGGTTTTACGCTTAGCAGGTTTCCTCCTGCCGCCTTTTCAATGGCGCTGGCGGAGGCGAGCCGAAGCGTAATATCTCCGTTGTGGCTAATCTTTCCCATGCTGAAGGAGGACATTTCGTTCCCCCCTAGCGAGTGGTTCGCCTGGTGTTCCTGCTCGGTGTTGTAGTTCATGGCGGTAACCTCCCAATCCAGCCTCCCGAATAGCGTTACCTGCACGTCCCCCGAGTCGTAGGCCTTTCCGTTCTTAATAATTCGAGCCATTACACGGTTGTTTTAAGGTTAATTACTCCCCTGATTTTCTCAATGGTAGCGGTTGGAACAACGGTGAAGGATACCTCCAGCTCCTTGTTTCCGCTAAATAGGTTTGATTCGGGGTTAACATGCGTTGCCCCATCGCTTACCTCCCCGTCTTTTGACATGCGGTCAAACGCTTGGTCGGCTATGCCCTCAAAGTATTTCACAACGCCCACGGGCAGTTTCCCTGTGGCAGAGTCTACGGGCACGGTTGACTTAATCTTTGGCAGCAACTTTGCGCGTATAAGGCGGGATGCCTTGTTTACCGTGGCCCCATGGCCAATGGTTGAGATGGATATAAACCCATCGTCGTCAACCTTGGATTGGGAGCATACGTGGTCGCCGTTCCAGCGAATCCCTGACACGCCCGTATAGGATACGCCAAAAACGTAGCCCTTTTGGTCGTAATCCGAAAGGTCGGCGTCTACCTCAGCAAGCGTCTTGTGGTTTGAAAGCCCGCCAGTAAGCCAAACTCCCCTTACCGCGTCGCTAATGACAAGCGTTTCCACCTCGCCAATGTTACGATTTACGGAAATGGACGCTTTCGTGCCCAGCATGGTTCCTACGTCCGCAAACTTTTTGCCGATGGCGTCCTGTGTTTCTGCGTAGTCCCAGTCCTGACCAGCGCACAGCGAAACGTGCGTAGCGCTGAGAATGTCCGCCCCGGCCGAAATGTTACGAAGGTCAAGCGCGGTGGCACCGGGAGCGGACAACCCGCGCCCCTCTAAGAAAACGTTAACAGGGCGGTCGGTATTCCAGCTCCACTCGTGAAGCGCCTGTGCCGGGGCTAGCGCCTCGCGCACTTTATCCTCTAAACCGTCGACAACGGTTGGAACATAACCCGTAGCGGGGTTAAAAGCTACGCCAACGTAAAACACGCTTCCCCCGGAGGCTACGATCAGCGCTTGCCCCAGCTCCTCAATTAGGTTTTTCATGGTTTTACCCGTGGCGCCTACGGCTATGTATAGTTTTTTGCCAGTGCCTGCCATGCGGTAAAACTCCGAAATGTGGCGGTGAACCCGCACGTTGTTTGTCTTGTCGTAAGCATCGGTAAGACCGAGTGCCTCAGCATCCGACAGCTTAGTTAGCGGGTAAACGGTTCCGTTTACAACTCCAGCGGCGGTAGCCGATGGCTCAACTGCTGGCCCGTTAACGATGAGCCCGCAAATGTTGTCAACGCTGCTGCTGGAGGATCCAACCTTACCCTTTTCTATTTTTACTGGTCTCATGGCGTCTAAGCGTTATCAATCGTTGCCTCAATGAGCTCGCGGGTGTGTTTTCTTACTCGCTCTTTTTCGCCTTTTTCGCTGAGCAGCGCAAGGTTATCCGAGGTAAAGAACTCACCGCTTTTGTTTTCCCACAGCACGTTGGCCTTGTTGGCATCCATAATGTCTAGGATTATTTTTGCCCGCGCGGTACTCTTCTTTTCTTGCTGCTTGTTCTTCTGCTTGCCCGCATTGGCGCTTTCGCCTTGCTGTTTTTCGTTTTCGTTTTCCTTTGGCTTGGTTTGGTTGGCCTCGCCTGAATCGCCTACGCCCGGCTTTCCCTGATCCTCTTTTGACGCGCCCCCGTTTTCTGCTGGCGCTGCGCCAGCGTTGCCCGGTTGCTGCTCGTTCAAGTTGTCTTCTCCTGGCTTGTTATCCTCTGGGTTCATTTTTTATACAAGGTTATAAGGGTTACTAATAGCGTGACAATTGCCGAGCCAATGCTCCAAGCGGCAGCGACAACCTGCATACGAGTTTCTAACTTTGCAACTCGCACGTGCAGGTCAATGTAGTCGGCTCCCAACTTTTCCACGTTTTTATTCATGACCTCCTGCCTGTCGGCCATAAGGATGAGCAGCTCACGCTGCGTTAGCTTACCGCTCTCTACTAGGTCATTTGGATGGCTCATTGGCTCGGCTAATTATCGGTTTTACCTAAACGCTTGCCGAAACAATGGCTCCGCGTGCTTCCTCGCGAGTTGGCATTACAATAAAGTTATGCCTAAAGTTGACGAGGTTTCGCTGGTTCTGTGGGTCGCTCTTGGCCTCGCTGAAATACATCTTAGTCCAGCCCTGCGCCTTGGCGGCTCTTTCCAGCGAAAAGAACACGGTGGCTTGCCGATCACCAGCACCTGCCACTGCTCCAAACGCCTTTTTAGCCTTGGCTGCTACGGTGAAGTAGGGCATGTTGACGTAGTTGTGAAACTCAAACCCGTATCGGTTGTAGACTTGGCCGCTTACGGAAGAGTAAAACTGGTCTTTAAACTTTTCGTCACTCTCCAGCAGGTCGTTTAGGTGGTCGTTGCAGAGCACTAACCTACGCCCCTCGGCAGGAACTTCTAGCTTATCCAACTTTCTTTTCAAGGTAAGGATGTCAGGCCATACCAGCTTGCGCCTTCCCGTGCCGTCATCGGCACCCGTGGTTACAATTACGGGCATCTTCTCGGTGTCTCCGCTTGGAGCCAGCGCGTGGATTGCCTTAGCAATTTTTGACTTGGCAATGGCCGAGGCGTGCTTATCCTTAACGGTGGCAATTTTTTCGTAGCTGAGGGCGTAGAGTTCGTCGTCGGTAACGGGCGTTACCTTCGTTTGATACTTGTCAAGCTGGATTACTATGTCCTCTTGGTCTAGCGCCTGTAGCGGAATTGGGTAGGTGGTGTTGTTGATGAGCACCTCTGGCTCTACGCCCATGTAAACGAGGTGAATCGCCTGCGCCTCATCACCCACCGCGCTAACGTAGCGGTCGTAGGCGGTTATGCCATCCAAGAAGGTTGCCTTTTCAGCCGTGCTAAGCGCTTTAACGACCTCGCCCGTCCAAACCTCCTTAAAAACGGTTGCCATGGCCACACCGCCCATGAGGTTGAACGGAACAAACGACGCCGTAAAAAGAACGCCAATGGTGGGTAGCACGGGCAGAGATGCCGCCACCGCAATGCCGCTACCCATTAACGCGCTAAAAAGCAGCGAGAGCACTACGGACTTTAAAATAACTAGTGATTTCATTTTTTATGGTTTTACTTGGTTAAACTTCTGGGTCAACTCCAAACTTTGCCTTGTAGAGCTGCTTAAACTTATCGGCGTTGGCCTTTGGCATGGCCTCCAGCTCCACCGGCGCTTTTGCTTGATACTCGTCAAAAGTCCAACTTTCGCTACCCTTAGCGTCCCCTCCGGTGCCTTTATCCCCTAGCTGGGAGCTAATAGGCTGGTAAACCTTCATATCGGCAAATACGGCGTTGAGCTCTTCGATTCCCAACTTTTCGCCACGGGCCACGTAACTTTCGCGCTGCTCCTTGGTGATTTTCTTTTCTTCTATAGCCTTATCCACCGAAGCCTCAATGGCCTTTTTGGTTACGGCCTTTGCCGTATCGTCCCCGGCCTTAATTTTTGCATCAATGGCGGCCATCACCTCCTCGTCCGAGCTGTTGGCGGTTACGGTAGTCAGGCCATACCTGTTAATCAGTACTTCCTTGTTCATGTTGCTTTTTATTATTGGTTCGTTTGATAAAAGGCAAGCGGTAAATTTGTTGTAAACCCCTTGCGCGCCTAGCGCGCTTAAGTCCTCCTTTTCAATTTTCGGAATTGGGGCTTTTGCAGCAAACTTATCGTTAACCAAGCCCAATGCGATACACTCGTCAGCGTCAAACCAGTAGTCGGTGCCATCCATCCAAGCGGCCACCTCCTGCTCGCTCTTTCCTGTTCGCTCGGTGAGCTTGGTGCGGAAATTTTTCTCAATAGACCTTAATAGTTTGGCCGCCTGTTCTAGCTGTTTGGCTGTTCCTTGGGCACCACCCTGCGGGGCGTGCAGCATTACAAAACCGTTCTCTACAATGTGGATTCGAACCCCGGCCGTCATAATCACGCCTCCCATCGAGGCGGCTACGCCATCGATGTAAATGTCCACCTCGCCCTTGAAGCCTGCTATAAAGTTGTAGATTAGGTTTCCCTCAAAAACAGAGCCTCCGTAGGTGTGTAGGTGAAAGTCCAGCTTGGTGTAACCTGCAGTGGCTATTTCATCAAGCGCGGAGGATACCGCCCTAAAGTCTAAATACATTCCACCCACGTAGCCGTAGATGGTTAGCACTGCCTTGTCTGTCTGTTTTTCTAACTTAAACATGCGTTGTTTCTTGCGTTTGCTGATGCAAGATTAAGGCCTTCGCAAGTTCCCCGCAAGCACTTGTGCAAGGCTTACACAAAACGCTGCAAGCCTTGCACAATCAATCGTCCCGCCGTTATTTAAAAAGCATTTTTGCAAGAAAAAGGGTATGGCTAAGGAAAAGGAGATGCGGCTCGCGCGCATCTTGTACGTGGAGCAGGGCAAAACAGCCAAGGATACAGCCGAGCTGGCTAGAGTATCCGAGGCTACCGTTTCCAAGTGGGTAAACAAGTTCAACTGGAAAGGGCAGCGCGCCGCACGTCTTTCCGCTCCCACCGCGCGCTCGGAGAACATCAAGCAAATCATTAACCAGCTCACGGAGGACCGGATTCAGTATAGCCAGGAGCAGAGGGAGGCCGAGCACAGTAAGGACGCCAAGCTAGTAATGGAGCTATTCCGCAAGATAGCGCAGGTTGATGACGCGGTGAGCAAGTGGAATAAGACGCTAACCACCATTGACAAGGAGAACCGCATCACGCTATCGGTTTACCTACAGGTTATGGAAATGCTGTTCGACGAGCTTAAGCGCTTCGACGAAACGCTTTACATCAAAATGCTGGATTTTCAGGAGGTGCATTTAAACGACGTTTCATTAAGGTTTAAATAGCCATGCAAGTACAGGACAAGCAGGCGATCGAGCGCTACCGAGAAAAGCTCGAAATGATACGGCGGGGCAACGCCATAAACCCAAACGAAACCAAGGCCGAGCAGCGCGAGCGCATAGAGCGGGCTAAAAAGGACGTGCGCTACTTCGTGGCGACCTACTTCAAGCACTACGCCGATGCTGAAAGCGCCGACTTTCATGTGGCGTTAGCTAACCGTGTTAAGAAAAACCCCAAAAGCCGGGAGCTGGTGCGCTGGGGGCGTGGGCTTGCCAAGTCGGTTTGGTGCGACGTTATTATTCCAATTTGGCTTTGGGTTAACGGGGAGGACGTTTACATGGTTATCGTGGGCAATAACTACGATAAGGCGGCCATACTTCTATCCGATACGCAAGCAGAGCTGGAGGCCAACCCGTTGCTGGTGCATGATTTTGGGGAGCAAAAGCTAAACGGCTCGTGGACGGATGGGGACTTTCGCTCCAGAGATGGGCGGTTTATTGGCAAGGCGCTAGGCATGGGGCAAAGTCCCCGCGGGCTTAGGGTTGGCTCAAAGCGGCCAAACTACATTGTTCCAGACGACTTGGAGGACAAGGATACCTCCAAAAATCCAAAGCGACAGGACGAGGTGGTGGAGTGGATATTGCGCGACCTTATTCCAACTATGGACGGTCCGGTACGTCGCTACCTTCACCCGAACAACGACCCGTGGCCGCGATCCATTCAAAACCTGCTGGAAAAGCGGAACGCAAAGTGGCACGTCGATTTAGTTAGAGCCTATAACCCTATAACATATGCGCCTGCATGGCACCAGAAGTATCCCAGCACCTACTACAAGGAGGTGGAAGAGGATATCGGCTCCATCGCTGCGCTGGCAGAGTATAACCACGACCCGCACGTGGAGGGTAAAGTCTTTACCGATGACCTGATTCAGTGGGGCAAAGCGCCGCGCATCGACCACTTTCAGCATATTGTAGGCCACTGGGATGTGGCGTTTTCGGGAAAAAATGACTACAACGCCGTCAAGGTATGGGCGCTGTATGGACGACAGTTTTGGCATTTAAAAGCTTTTTGTAAGCAGTGTAAAATGGCTGACGCTATTCGCTTTATGTATGACTACGAGGAAGAGCTAAAGCAGCGATCGGAAAAGCCAATAATTGTCCACTGGAAGGTGGAGGAGCAGTTTTGGAATGATCCCGTGCGGCAGGCTATTGCCGAGGTGGAAAAAGAGAAGGGACGCCCGCTTAACCTCGTGGTCAAAAAGCGTTCAACGGCCAACAAGTTTGACCGTATTCTCACGCTTCACCCTTACTATCAGAATGGGCGACCCTACTACGACGAGAGGGAAAAAAGCAGCAACGACATGCAGGTGGGTATTGCCCAGCTCAAGGGCATTGAGCCGGGATACCGCACGCATGACGACGGCCCCGACGCAGACCAGCAGGCTATGGAGGAGCTCGCCAGCTTCCTCCAGCAGGACGCCTTCGAGCCACGCGTGACCTCAGCCGCCGAAATTCGTAAGTTTTCACGTAACCGCTTTTAAAAATGGCTAGATTCATAAGAGAGGATGACTATGACGTGCAAGTTCGCACGGAGATAGCCCGTATTATTGACCCAACCGCTGAGCGGCGCAAGCTGATGCGCGCCGAAGACATGGCCATTAGCCAAGTCCGCAACTTCATTGCCAGCCGCTACGACTGCGATAAGGTTTTTACGCCTGCAGTTGAAGGTCAGCCGGACGACCGCAACCAGTATATTGTAATGCTGGTCATCGACCTTTCACTCTACCATCTATGGAGCAAAGAGGGCGGCAACAACATACCTAAAACTCGTGAGCTGCGCTACACCGATGCGCTGGACTGGCTTAAAGCGATTCAGGGGGGACAACCCGCTGACCTCCCAAAGCTAACGGACAGCAACGGTGCTACGGCCTCCGATATTCGTATTTGGTCACTTCGCACCCAAGAGGATAACCGCTTTTAACTAACGTATATGCGTAACCCATTCAATTTTTTCGCTCCACGGGCTGCCGCCCAGCCAAGCGCCCCGACAGGTAAGGGGGTCGGTATTATTATGCAAATTGCCGGGGAGTTCTCCGACCGCTCCCGCGCCGATATACAGAAGTGGAGGCAGGCCATTCAAGCAGCCGACAACCCTGAAAATCCGCGCTGGGCTCTCATTCAGGATATATACAGCAACCTGATGACCGACGGCCACCTAACCGCCGTGCTCAACCTCCGCAAGGCGGCCACCATGGCCAACCCTTTTTTCATAAAGGATACGAATACGGGGAAGGAAATACCGGAACTTACCGCTTTGCTCGAAACAGAGTGGTTTTACCACATGCTGGAGCACGTGCTGGATACCGTTTTTCATGGCTACACGGTGCTGGAGCTGGTAGACCCTGTTACTATGCGGTGGGAGCTGATACCCCGCCGAAACTGTGTTCCCCAGCAGCAAAAGGTTTTGTTTGAAGCGTTTGGCGACCGTGGCCTTTGCTATGCTGATCCAGCCTACGCTAAGAACGTGCTGGAGGTAGTTAGCCTTAACCGCTTTGGACTACTAAACAACGTGGTGCATCAGCTTATTTGGAAGCGCAACGCGCAGCAAACGTGGGCGGACTTTGCGGAGCGCTTCGGCATCCCTATGGTGACAGCGGAGACGGACAAAACGGGTAAGGATGACCTAGATAAGCTGCAAAAATCGCTAATGATGCTTGGCCAAACGGCTCAAGGGATTTTACCAAGTGGCACGAAAATAACCATACACGACCAGGTGCAAAAGGGTGACCCATACAAGGTTTTTCAGGAGCAAATTTCTACGACCAACGGGGAGGTTTCCAAGGCCATTATTGGCGGCACCATGGTTGTCGATGACGGGAGTAGCCGCAGCCAATCCGAGGTGCATGAGCGAACGCTTGACTTTAAAATTGCCGAGGCTGACCGCCGCATGGTGGAGTTCTTCGTTAACGGCAAGCTAATTCCTCTTTTGCGCCTTTACGGGCTTAAGTTCCCGGACACCTGCCGCTTTTCCTTCGACAGAACCGAGCGAATTAGCCTCAAGGAGCAGTGGGACATGGTTCAAGGTGCGCTTAACACCCTCGACATTCCTATAGACTGGATTTCGGACACCTTCAACATGCCGATTACGGGAGTAAAGGCTGCGGCAAGCGTAACCGTTCCCCCCGTCAGTGCGGACAAGAACAAAAACAAACCCGCCCCCAAGGGCATGACCAAAAATTTTCAGTAGGGAGTAGCGTGCCGACGGCCGCCGCTGCTCCCCAGAAGCTATACGAGCCGTGCCCCTGCTGTGGGGGTGCTTTGCCATTCGCCGAAGGGGCAATACCACCAGACGCGGATGCTGCCCTGCGTAGGGAGGTTGAGCGTATAATTGTGGAGGTTTACAAGGGGACAAACGCTGTTGTGGACGTGCCCCTTTTCAAAATTGTAGGAGCGTTACTGGAGGGGGGCGTTGTTAAGGGCTATGGGAAACCGCTTGCTCAGGTAGACTTTGACACCCCAGATGCAGAAATGCTCCACCGCCTCACACGCGATACCTGGCACTTTGCAGCGGCAAAGAACTACCAGCACATGCGAGACCTTACCCTTGCGCTGGTGGATGAAAACGGCAAGGCGCGCTCCTTTGGAGATTTTGCCGAGGCGGCTAATGCCGTAAGCGAAAAGTACAACCGAGGGTGGCTGCTTACGGAGTATAACAGCGCCGTTGGTTCCGCTACGATGGCGGCTCGCTGGGTGGACTTTAAGAAAAACGAAAAAACCATGCCTTACCTGCAGTACCAAACGGTGGGCGATGACCGGGTAAGGGACTCCCATCAAGCGCTTGACGGCGTTATCCGAAAAATGGCCGACGGGTTTTGGGATACGCACTACCCGCCAAACGGCTGGGGCTGCCGCTGCGACGTGCTACAGCTGGCCACCAGCATGGCTAAGGAAACCGAGAGCATTCCAGACGTTCCCGTAAACCCGCTGTTTCGCACTAACCTTGCAAAAACGGGGCTAGTATACCCTAAGAACCACCCATACTACGAGGGCGTGCCCTTTGAAGTCCTCCGTAAGGCGGTTGCCTACCTACCTCCCGATGCCGGGTATAAGCGCTGTAAGGCGGGTAACACAATGGTCGATGTTCACCTGCTACACTTTAAGGGTAACGAGCAGGGGGTGGCAGAGTTGACTAGGCACCTAAGCGTATGCAACGAGCTTAGTAAGTTGGGCTATAAAGATTTTAAGCTACTGCCAGACATCCACGAAAAAGACATTGCAATCAAGCCCCGCTTTTACCCCAAAGGTTACAAACCGACAAATATCAAAAAGAACCCTGACTGCTGGATGCGTAGCGCAAAGGGTGAGGACATGGTTTGTGACTTCAAGGTGCTGGAGGGTAGCGGTCGTAACTTTTCAACGCGTCTCAAAGAGGCAGCAGAGCAGGCAAATTACGCAGTAATTAAGGTAACGCACGAGCACGAGGACAGCGTTGATAGGATTAAAGGGAAGATTGGCAAGGGGCTTGGTAGCTACGAATCACTACGCGGTGTAATTGTGCTCGATGGCGGTGGAGCACTGCTGTGCGAGGGCTTTAAATAAAAAAGCAACGAGCGTAAAACCGAAGTCTTAGCGCTCGCTGGGTCGCCCGTCTCGCAAGACCGGCATACAAATATACGGTAAACCGCTTAAAAAGATGCAACAAACTGTAAAAAAATGAATGGACAGGCAAAAGTTCAGCTTATTCTTGAGCTAAAGAACAGGCTTAAAACGGGGCTTTCCGAGGCAAAGCAACGGGTTTGCTCCACCGTGGACGAGATGAAGGGTAAGTTAGGCTCCCTAAAAGGCTCGTGGAAGAGCGGCCTTGGCTCCTTCGATGGCCTTATGGGTAAAGTTTCCTCCCTAAAGTTAGGCCACTCAAAGGCTTTTCAAGCGATGAAAAGCGAAGTGCCAGGACTTGGGAACGCAATAGGGCTGCTCACAAACCCCTACGCCCTTGCTACGGCAGCAGCGGTAGCACTTGGGGCTGCCGGGTTAAAGGCCGCGTCCTGGTCTAACGAATGGGCCACCAACATGGCTAAGGTAAACGTTACCGCTCAGCTTTCCCATAAGGAGCTGGACGCACTTTCGCAAAAGCTCGTAACGATTGGGGAGCGGAACGTTACCCCGCTGGAGGAGGTGCCGCAAGCATTCAACCGAATTATATCGGCGGGGCTTGACGTTAACACCTCGCTCAAGGTGTTGGAGCCAACCCTTAGGGCTTCAAAGGCGGGTTTTGCCGATCTCGAAACCGTGGCCGCGGCGGGGGTGGGTGTAATGGCCTCTTCCGGCGAGGATATAACGCGCGTTTACGACATTCTTTTCGCTACCCTAAATAAGGGTAACGCTGAGTTTAACGACATCGCGCAGTATCTTCCTAAAATTGTCCCCCTCGCCAAGGGTGCTGGTTTTGCCCTTGACGAAACAGCAGGGGCATGGGCCTTTCTAACGGCGCAGGGGCAAAAGGCGGAGCAGGCTACCACCGGCATAATGAATATGGTAAAGGCCTTTTCCACCAAGGATATTGTAAAGAACCTTGAAGCCAGCAACATCAAGGTATTCGACAAAGGGAAGATTATGCCAATTGTCTCCATTGTAGAGCAGCTGTCCGGTAAAATGGCCAAGCTGTCCGATAAGGGGAAAATGAACTTTTTGGATTCCATTGGGCTAAGGGACATGGAGGCAAAGGGGGCAATCCTATCCATGGTGCAGAACGTCGGCAAGCTAAAGGAAGTAACAAGCGCTACAGCCAATAGCGCAGGAGCGCTTGGGCAAGCTTACGAGAATGCGAAGACTCCGCTTGACGAGTGGAAAATAGTGGTAAACAACCTAAAGGGTTCGGTTATGAAGCCCATAGGTGACTTTCTCCTTCGCATCGCCAGCAGCGTTGGAAAGTGGGTGCTATCAATAGTTAACTACTTTAAAACGCTCTACCGAGAGTCAGCGCTATTCCGCGATATACTTTCCGGCATTGGGTTAGCCATTTCAGTGTCGTTTAAAGCGATTACTATGCCCATTAGGTTGGTGGTAAACCTTGTAAAGCACCTGTTCTCCCTCTTTAAAAATTCTAAAATTGGCGGATGGATTGAGAAAATGTATCTTAAAATTAGGCCTTACATAAAGTGGTTGACCAACATTTTAGGCCAGGTTGCGAGCATTCTCTACAAGTTTTTAACGGCCGATTTTAAGGGGGCTTGGAATGGGGTAAAGTCGTTTAAGATAACCAGTATTGAGGAGATAAAGAAAAGCCAAATCAGGGAGCAGCAGGATATGGCTAAGGAGGAAAAAGACCCCTTTTCTGCCAACGAAGGCTCGCCGACAGCCAACGCTAACGCCGACGGCACCAAGCTAAACGACACAACTGATAAGATTACGGATAGGGGGCAAGCGCCGCGCAGCATAACGATCAACATTGACAGCTTTGTGAAGGGGGGCATCAATACCCAAAACACCTCCATGCAGAAAATGGACGCGCGGGAGTTGGAGGCCTTTTTCCGCGACATGCTGCTGCGCACCATTGCCAACGTTCAAACCTCATACCAGTAGCCAATGGGTGAGACAGCAGCGTTTATTGAGCTAATCAACAGGGTTACCGATGCTGTGGCCGCTATCCCCCAGCGCGCCGCAACCCTTGCCGTTAACTTTAGCAAGGAGCGATTTCGGGCGCAGTGCTGGGTGGACACCACCTCCCAGCCCTGGGCAAAGCGTAGGGCTGTGCGATGGGGGCGCAAAGAGCGTGCCGGGCGTGCCTTGCTTGTGGATAGCGGACGCCTCAAACGCTCAATTAGAAAGGTGCTAGTCGATCCGGAGGTAGTTGTAATCGGAACCGATGCCCCCTATGCGCGAGTGCACAACGAGGGGTTTAGGGGCAAAATCACGCAAAAGGTAAGGTCGCACAAGCGCGCGCTTACCAAGTTTGGCGCTATACCGGGAAAGGAGCTAAAGCGCAGCAGCCGCGTAAGCTTCGGTCGCGTAAAGCACGGCGAGGCTTCGGTGAAGGCCTACAGCAGAACTATTCGCGTCAACATACCAAAGCGGCAGTTCATAGGGCCATCGGCGGTGCTGGATAGGCAACTCCAGCGCATGATGACGGCCGAAATAACCAAAGCAATAAAAGGTTAAAGCATGGAAATTGTATATAAAAAAATCGTTGAAACATTCAACGCCCACCCGGAAGTGTTTACAAGCAGGGGGCTCCCTGTAGTTCGACAAATTGACCTGAACATTGGGCAACCCGACGACCCCGAAAATTTCGAGGTATTTTGCCCCGCCATGTTTATATCGTGGAGCATTCGACCGGGAACGGGGGGCGAGTCTGACACCTTAACGCTAGACTTTCACTTGCTGCAAGAGCCGACAGCCAACACCGAAAACTTTAGCAACGTTGCCGTTGTTGGTGTTGAATACATTAAGCTAATGGAGGCAGTTAAATACCTTTTAAACGACCTTAAAACGAGCGCTACCACGCCGCTAAGGTATGCAGGAGAGCAGCCAGCGGTTACACCATACTTTCGCTACCACGTTGTTAGCTATACGTGCAGCATTGATGCCTACACCGATAGCATTCACAAGCCAGCGCTTGGTGAAGGGCAGCTGAGCGGAATAGTGTTAAAGGAGGGGAAATTGAGGGAAAAACAGGATAGTCCTAAAGTGGCTGCGCTGGAGGTTGACACCTATAGCCGCTAGAATAGCGTGGCCTGTCTCGGCTGAGCATCTAGCTTGCAAAGTTCGCGCTTGGCCGGTGCAGAAAGGTAGTTGTAAAAGGTGCGCTTGCTAATGCGGTAGGCTGGGTGAATAAGGTTGAAAAACACCCACTCCTGCGACACTCCGCGGTTTGTGTACGATAGGGTGGTGGTTTGTATGTCTATTATACGTTGCAGCCGGTTGCGTTGTGTGTAAGCCATCTCCCTAAGATTTATGCAAATATAAACACAACAGCCGTGACTTTTCAAAAAATCACGGCTGTTTTTTTACACGGGGGAGAACGGCTATTGCTTAATGACCTTTTGGGTTATACCGTCTACCCGAACGTAGTAGATACCGGTGGGTATTTCCTGAACGCTAAAGCTCACTTTTTCGGAGTTGGGTTTCATAGTGGCGATTAGCATTCCTTTTACGTTGAACAGCTCCACCAGGCCCATCCTATCCGCGCTCGTAACCGTAACTACATCCTTCGTGGGGTTGGGGTAAACGTTAAACCTTGCGTTGCCAACCTCGCTTACGTTTGTTGGCGGGTCTGTTGGAGTTGTTGGGTTTGTTGGGATGTAAAATGGGTTTAACTTGCATACGGAGGAAAGTGGTGTGTTACCCTGCTGCTTATTATACGTATTCCAGTAAATGTAACCTCCTAATATATTACCACATTCGCCAAAATGCAACGTCAACAATTCACCGTCCTCATCCAGTAAGAAGGTTACTCGCTCCAATGCTGGGCTATCAAAGGTAATTTCAAAGGCAATTTTCCCTTTTTGTAACGCATTATATAACGTGTTATTCATTGAAACAGCCTTATAGTTAACATTAAAACTTATGCCAAACTGTTGCGGAATTACAATCTCATGCTCCTTTACAAGGGCAAAGGTGGTGTCGTAAATGCTGAACATCCACTTGGTGTTAGCATCATTTTTATGGTAGGTTACAAACATAACCCCCTGTGGGGTAGCGCAGGCGCTCATGTGAGCATTGGTAAAAGAGTTTTTCCAAACTATCTGAGCCTTAGCAGTCGTAATGGCTGCCGTAATTACCATTAGCAATAATATCTTTTTCATCTTACTGGGTTTTGAATTGTAGTGTAAAGATAGCTGTAATTGGTCTAGCTGGTTCTGTGATTTATTAAACGTTATTGCTGGAGGATACAACGCAACCTAAGTGAAGCACAAAATACACTTTACCCTTAACCGCTCCCCACTCGGTAATGCCCTGTCGAATTGCGATGTATTGCAGCTCGACAACCATTTGCCGACGAGTTTTGGCGTAGCCATTTGAAAAAGTAACCGTTTGAACGTTTTTGTTCTTTGCGTTTGTCATCCTTGCTTTCCAGTAGTCTGTCAACTCGCGGTATTCCTCCTTCTTTTGACCAGAAAGCACCATATCAAACCACGTTTTGTGGAGGTTTAGGTGTATCGTTGCTGGTTCCTTTGCCCTGTGATATTTCATTTATAAATTGTTTACAAGTTGCTACTAAATCAACCTCGGATTTGCGCGGGGTGGACTCTAACTCCGCCTCCCACATGCGCCCGTGAAGGAATGAGGTGGCCAGCGGCTGGAACTCCTTCTTTGCCCCTTGGTGGCGGTGGACGTAACGCCCAACCATGCCCATAACATCCTCGCGGTCGGTTTGCGTTACGGGACGCTTGTTCAGCGTTTTTTTCTCTCCCTCCCAGTATTGGCGGGCGAGTTCCTTTGAACCGGCCTTCCTCCCGTATTTCCCCCAAAAGGCTTCAAACGATGTATCCTCTTGCAGCCTCGTTATCCGCACCTTGCTGTGCGCGCGGTAGTGGTCAAGCACCGACTCGTGCATGGGAAAACTCGTAGCGAAAAATTCGGCGGCTTTCCTATCTATCACCTCCGGCAGCTCGGCAGCGGCAAGGTAGCCGTTGTCGTAAAAGGAGAGGGCGATTTCGCCCTCCCACTTGTCTGATACTAGCGTGTAGCGTGTCATGCCCTTAGCCTTTTGTGTCGCTATTACTAGCCTCGCACACTTCCTCCCATACGGCGCTACCTAAGTCGCACTCCCAGTCGTCAACATCGGCTATTCCCTGCACTCCAAGCTGAATAAGCCGGATAAGGGCGGCAAGCATGAGCTTTGACTTAGGGTATGCTTTTAAAAAGGCATCAATCTCTTCGGGGGGTAGCCCCATGTCGGTTTCGACTATGGCCCCGTAGGCCTCGTTGTTGTATTCCATAGAGTTATTTATTTGGGTTAATTAATCGTCAACTGAATGCAGTAGCCAAGCGGCTTTAGCTCGTTGCACCAAGCCTCAGTAATTCCGGCTGGCGTTGATGCGCTGTAGATTGTTCTTTTTCTGACGTTAACGTCAAGCCCCTTGCGGCGGAGGTTGGCGTGAAGGCGATACCGCCTCCGCGCCTCTTTCCCGTCGCTGGGCAGCGGCTTAATCCGTGGGGGCTGGCTCATTGCGCAGCGCCTTAAGCTTGCTAATCTCTGCCTCTGCAACCTTCCAACCGGGAAAACCGCCGAGGTTCTTGTCGTCAACGTAAACGTGGGCATACACCTTACGCCCATCCTGTCCAAACTGGCGGAGGTTTTCCGGGCAACCCGCGTTTACCGAGTTAAACGGAACGCCCATTTCAAGGAGCCAATTTATCGCGGTGAGTAGCGCGTCCCCTGTACGGCACGTCCAAATAATTATGTAGTGCCCATCCTCACTCAGCCGCGTAATAACCTCACGCGCCTCCGGCTGTAGCCCATCAATGCAGGGGAATGTTCCCCTGCATATTGTGCCGTCAAAGTCTATTGCTACTATCATGGCTAAACTGCGCTCATGCTTAGTGATAGCCACTTATTGTTCCCGTCTGCATCCTTGAACTTGGCCTTTACGAACGTGGTTGTTTTTGCAGGGCGGTAGGCTTCCTTAATCATGGACACCTTTTCAATCAGCTCTCGGTCTCCTATTTTTTCAGCTTGGTTGTGCAGCTCCAGCACGCGGGGGGCTTTTAGTAGCCCATCCTTATTCGGTTTTAGCAGGTCTCTAATGATGTCAATAAAGGGCTTGCTTTCCTCCGTTATCCGCTTTGCCAGCCAATCGTTAACGCCTGAAATACCAGCGTTAGCAAGGTCAGTATCCCAACCATCTACCACGTTGTGACCAAGTATAATTGTTTTGCTGAAGTCCGCGTTGCTTAAGCTGTGGCTTTGCTGGCGGGAAAATTCATTGTCTGAAATACCGTAGGCCAACTTTTTAAGGTCAAGAATTGCTTCTACGCTTTCGAATAGCTTCGCTTTTGCGCCGGATAGGCTAGACTCAATACCTACAAGTTCAGGGAAAAAAGCTTCTACAAAGTCGCATTGAAGGCTTTTGTAGGTTTCCTTTTCCTTTTTGATGTTTTCCTTTTTGGCCTTTTCCTCTGCCCCAAGCTGCGCCATCAGCTGCGCTTTTTCTTCCGGTGTTAAGTTTTCAATGTTCATTTTAATGGTATTTAAAGGTTGTTTAAATGGTGTTTTCTTCTCCCTCGCAAAGTTGCCGCTCCAGCTCCTTTGCATCCGCGGCCACAGCAGCGTAGTTAGGGCTCTCTCTGTTGGCCGGGTTGGACAACCACTCGCGCCGCTCTTCCAGCCTTTCGGCAATTCTCTCTTTGTTCATCGTGCAATAGTGAATGATGGGTCAAACTTGCTGTTCTGCGTGTGGCGAAACCCGCTGTCTTTTAATCGCCTTAGCCTATTCTCTAAGGCGCTTAGTTTAATGAATAAGCCGTTGATCAGGTGCGCTGCGGTAATGGCTTTATCCAAGTCCTTGCCGAACATTATTTTTTCCTGCTGGGTTATTTGGCGCTCGATAGAAGCGATCTGCCGCAATAGCGAGGCATCCTCGCCCTTTATTTTCTTTGGCTTCATACACGGTTAGTTTAGGAATGACTTTAAATCAATTTCGCTGGCCGTTAGCTTATCGGCAAAGGCCAAATCCTTTTTCTTCTTGGTGAAGGCCGCGTATATGGAGCGCAACCGCTCAAGGGGGATGGCGTTAAACGCCTTGGCCTCGGTAGCGCGACAGGCCACGCCCTTAATTATGCCTATGCTCTCCGCATTGTTCATGGCACGGAGCCACGCGCCAATGGCGGCAATAACGCGCTTGCGCCATCGGTCAAGTTCCTCATCGTGCTTTGTTTTTAGGGTTGTATTCCCCTCTAGTAACTCAATGGCGCGGAGTAAGTCCTCAATGCTGAGCTCAGACGAGCTGTAGGCATTAAAACCGCTGAGTAGGGCGCGATACTCATCGTCATTCATTGCGCGCTGTTTCTTTATCGCGTGAAGCTTGCCTACGAGCCTTGCTCGGTAGGCCTCCTGCTTTGGTGTTAGTGTTTTGCTTTTCATGGCTAGCCCTTATCTTCAACAAGAATAAAACTGCACTCAAGCTTCTTATATGTAACCGTTATGGTCGCAGGTGCCCGATCTTGCTCATCACATATAATATTTTTGCGAATAAAATCAGCGCATTGTGTCCGGATTTTCTCACCGTCAGTAGTATCCGTTTTTGGAACAAACATCCCCTCTACGAGCACCTTATTCTTGGCTTGCGGGTGCGAAATTTTGACAAATACTTTATACATAAGATTGAGTTTAGGTTAGTTGCTGGCTATGACTGTGCCCCAGTATTTCGAGGCCATGTCGGGGTTAATATCAATGGGGCTTCCACCACCGTAGCGGCTGACAGGGAAGGCACGAAACCCTTCAACCCGGAAGTAAACGTTGGCGTCGCGCCAAATTCGGCGGGCGGTGCTCCCATCCGGGTTTCGCCCTTTCACGTGGCTAATGTAGATGAACAGCTTGTTGGGAAAGGTGTGCTTAAGCCGCTTGTAGTCCGCAAACGTTAGGTCAAGGAACTGCACCGAGTCTATTACCACCACATCCGGGCTCTTATGCTTCTTGAGTCGCGTTATCAGCTCATCTACGCCCTCCTTCTCCAGCAGCACCATCTTGCTTCCAGCCGCTGCCACCCCCGTGCGCTCTATAGTCATCTGGATAGTTAGACTGAGGCCTTCCTCCACGCTGTTGTAGGCAACGCGACTAAAGCGCGTAAGATACTTGCTCAGCATCATGGCGAAGGTGGTTTTTCCATTTTTTGGAGCACCGTAGATAACCCAGCTTCCCGTTGGCTGAGGCTTGCCTACGGCCTCTAGCCATTCCCCTGTAAATTCAAGTGTTTTAAACTTAGTATTGAGCACATTGGGTATTGAGTAAGCCCTTGCCATTAGCCTTTCCTCCTTTTCTTGTTGGCAGCAAATACCTTCCTACGAACGCGGCGCAGGTCGCCCTCACAGTCGCTAGCGATGTCCTTTATGGCTGCTTTATCCACAATGCCATTCACCACGCATATCTCGGCAACATCTTGCGTACCAACCCCTGGAAGCCCAATGAATTTCCGCCCAATGCGGCTGTATATTTCCTTATACCCCTTTTTGTTCAAGCGAAGGCCGCGCGACACCTTCTTTTCGAGGTGGTCGGTGGCCATGAGCACAATACCGCAATGGTCTTCGAGCTGGTTGTAGAGGGTTATGAAGAAGTAGAGCACCTGATCGCTCAGCTTGTCAGCCTCGTCGATAATCATAAGCGGAGCGTCCGCCTTCTTAAGAATGGACACTATTGTGCTCATCATTTCGCCCACAGTGTCGCCATTGGGGTTCTTGCCCATAGCCCTAAGCAGCTCCTGAAGGAATAGCTTACGGTTCCAAAACTCGTTGCATGAGAGTAGAAAAACGTTCTGGTTTTCTTCGGCGTAGCTGCGGGCGGTTACGCTTTTGCCGCTGCCGGCCTCGCCACATGCTGCCATTACGAGGGCGTTTTCCTGTGCATCGGTAAAAATGCCCTTGAGTATCTTATAGCCGGTTGTTTCTACAATCATCCATGTTTTTAGGTTAGTGCTATCGGTTGCCGTTTTGATTCCCGCGGCTACGGTGCGCCACATATCGTCCGAAATGAGCTTCCACTCGCCGCTGCGCACGTGCGAAATGGTGGCGGGGCTAATGCTAAACTTGGCTGCCACCTTGTTGGCTGAGCCTACGGCCAGCACTAACTTTTCGAGGTCGGCTTGTATTGCCGTTTTTTCTTCGTTTGTCATCTCACTTAGTGTTAGGTTAGTATAAATCTTCTACATCCGCCGGTACCATATTCGATACCCGCTTGGTGTAGGTTCCTATATCGTCGCTCTTCTTGAGGTTGATGCCCTTTACCTTGGGCATGTTTAGCCCGTGCTGTGCCGGGTGCATTCCGTTGGCCTCCAAAATTTGCTCGGTGGCTTCCTGCATGCCGAGGCGCAGCTGCTTATTTTTTAGCTCCATGGCCTTGATAAAGGCATGGTCTAGCTCGTCCTGCTCCTGCTTGCCGCGGTGTACCTCGATGTATTTCTGAGCCATTGTCTCAAAGCGGTAGTCACCTCCAGCCGTTTTTGTGTATAGCGCCACCATTTCCATGTCGTAAGGGTCGTAGCCGACATGAAACTCCCGATCAACGTTTTTCCGTAGGAAATCGAAGTCAGGAACACCCTCGCTATCGAGCACCTCCCACGAGTATTTCAGCCCCTTAACCTCCATTTGAATGCCGCTTGCGCGGAAGGTGTTGGGCGTAGGCTTGATAATGCCGAACGTGGAAATCATCTCGAGCAGGTTCACCTTTTTAGCACGCGGGTTTTCGCTGCTCCGATACATCTCCACATGCGCAAGGCCCGTTGCATAGTGGGGCGCAGCGTTCCACGCCTCACGGCATTTGAGGTAGGCCTTGAGAGCCTCGTCGAGCGTGGGGAGGTTGGTCAGATTCGCCAGTATGAACTCCATGTTTGACTTGCTCTCCTCCTTTTTGGCGGTGATGTTTTGCCCAGTGAAGTACCATAGCTGGTGCAAGAACTGGCTTTGAAAGCGGCCGAACGCGCTCTCTATCGTCTTGGAGCGGCCGCTGTAGGGGGCGGTGTTGATGGCGAGGTGCGCCAGCTTCTTAAAAAACTCACCGGCTTGCAGCTTCTTGTGGCCGCCTTGGTTGTCGAACCGTATCTCGTAGGGCTTGCACCCGCTAAACTGCATGGCCTTGCGGTAGGCAAAGTACTGCGCCTCAAAATCCTCGTGCTTGCTCACGTGGTAGCCCAGCAGGCACTCGCTGTAGACGTCCATCACTTCGTACACGCTGGTGGTAGATGTTTTGCCGTCGCTGTCGCGGTAGTAGAAGTTCAGCTTGGTGCCGTCGCCGTACCAAAGGCTGTCGCGCATGGTGGGCAGCAGCGTGCGGTGCTGGCGGGTGTACTTTTCCTTGGCCTTTAGCTCGCCATATCGCATCCCGAACCATAGGGGCATAACCTCGGGGCGGTCGAGAAACAGGCGGATGGTTTGCCCGCTCTTTAGCGGAGTCCAGTCCTCGCGTGCGGCGCACTCGGCGTTGTAGGCCTCGTGCAGCTGCTGCATGGTCAGCTTGTTTATCGGCGTTGCCCAGCGGGCTATCAGCCAAAACTTGGCCTCCTCCGTTAGCTTCTCGGTGTAGGTATTGCCAAAGTTGGGGTGAATGAGCATGGCGTAGCCACCCTCCTTGGAAAAAAACGCATCAAACCTGCGCTGGTATGCTTTAGCGTTGCGGGGCAGCTTGTTGGGCATTCGAGGGCTGCTATCGCCGTGCGGCTCGCTCAGCAGCTTCGCCTCCGCCACGCATTCAGCAAAAAATTCGCTTTTTTTCTTGCGGTCGCCGTTGGCGGCGCGGGAAGCTTGCATCCCGTCGAAGCGCCTCTTTTGATCCGCCAAAATGGAGGCCTCGTTGGTGTATAGTCGCTGGGTATCTTCAGGTATGTGCCTATTGTCGCCGTTTTTATCGGTATAGGTGTAGGTGGCGTAGAACGATTCAGCCTCATGGTCTACGGCAATGCTGCTGGCCTTGACAGCAACGGGGTCAATCTTGCCAAACGTGGCCTCAATGGCTTGGCGCCTGTCTGGCAGCTTAATGCTCCGCACGTCTATTAGGGTATTCCCGTTGATGCCTCGGTGAGCAATGGTTAGATAATCATTCTTTGAATCCTTCCATAGCATGTCCTTAGTTAAGCCTGCATCAAGCCACTGTTTTCGAGTGATTGTAAGTATGTCGCCGTATTCCTTATACATACGCTACTGCGTTATTCGGTTAGTTTATTTAGGTGTTCCCCGGCGGGTTCCGGTGTGGCCGCTGGCTGCCCCGCGAATGAGGCGCGAGGCCGGGGATTTTGCTTAACTTTAGGGTCTCTAATCTTAAATGTTAAGCAGTATGGAAAACTATTGTGGTATGTATGAGCAGCAGTTGTCCGTTTTAATCAAGGCAGATGACCACGAAATGTGCCTTGATGCGGCAAAGCATGTCAAGCAGTTGTGTGCCGCGTGGGGATTTTGCGTCTCCTATTCTGAGCATAAGTCAGCCAGAACCGGGGATGTCCTCTACCGTGAAATCATGATACGGCAGACAGCCCATGCTCGCAGCACTATTGCTTTCAGAGAAGCCTTGAGCTGCATTTGCTCACACTTCGACATCTATAGCAGGATCTCCGTTACAATTATTGACCACGGAACGTCTACCAAGGACGCACGCGTCAACCTCGTTAACCAAATCGTATAGCTCTTCGCAGGCTATGGTGGCAATTGCTATGTCGTCCGGAACCGTCTTTTCGGTTTCGGCGATAACTCTATTTGCCATATCCGAAACCTGCTGCATTAGCTCTCTTATTCGTTGGTAGTTTTTCATGGTTGGCTGTTTATATTTAATGACACTACCAGATTTTGCTGACTTTTCCTGAACTCTAGCTTTAACCTTTACAAGCGCTTCTTCAACAACTTTGCTGATTTTTTCAACCGAATTACTATCGCTTACCACGACAATACCGCCTATTAGCGTTTGAATGTTGAGAACTATTGTAGAATTACTCATCGCTTCTTGCTGTTTAGTTTTTGAGCCCCCGCCCAATGAGGCAGCGTCGTGCTTTCTTCGATATTTAATGCTTACTAATTAGTATGCGTTGGCTTATCCTCCACGCCGCCGCGCCCAATAGCCAGCAGCCGTATCCTTGCTGCTAGTTCCGATTTAGATTTGCCGTTCAACGCCTTACGAACTGTAACCACGCTTGTCTCAAGGAGCGTAGCGAGCCTTTTTCGTTCACCGTGTGCAACCAAAATTTTGTTCATGTTTTTCAGTTTAGATTTTTACTACCTTTCTCCCCTGTTTCGTTATCGAAACACACCGCAATGATAGTTGATAATTATCAACTCAACAAAAGAAAAAGGGGATAATTTTCTTCTTAATGGAAAATATTTTAGAGATATTTATAAAAGTCGCTAATAATGAAGGGGTAACCATCACTGCACTCGAATCCATAATAGGTGCGAGCAAGGGTGTACTATCTCGTGCCGTTGCTAAAAACACAGACATTCAAGCAAAGTGGTTACTTAAACTAGTTGAAAAATATCCCCTATATAATCCTGAATGGCTACTCACAGGAAAAGGGGAAATGATGCAAAAAGACACGAAAGAGAGAATATCTCCTGAGGTCACTGCGCCACAAGGAGTAGTTGCGATTTACGAAAAGTGGCTGGCTGATAAAGACCGAATAATAGAAGAGCAAAAAAGGGAACTGTTGGACATACATAAAGAATTAGGTCGGCTAGAGGCTGAAAACATGGCGATGAAGGAGGCGTTGGTGCAAAGGGCTGGTGGGGGAGCATCAAATGCCGGCGAGCAGGGGTCAGACCGTGCTGCCTCGTAGCGCAGCCATTCTTGCCTGTGCTTAATGATGAGAGTTGCGTAGATAGCAGGGATGCACCAGTGGTGGTGCTCTGGCCAGAGAAGGTCACCGGATAGGCTTTAAAGCAGTGTTCACACACAATTTCACTCGCTTTTCTTCGTAAAGCCTTAATATTCAACACCTAGTTTATTTTCAATTAACCTATATTTAGTGGATTACGGGGGGGGGAATCATTAAAAAACAATGCAATAATCCCTTTTTTTTATCCATATACCCAACTCAATTGCCATTTTTTGGCAGTAGTTTTGGCAGTAACTCGGCAGTAACTCGCGTAATTTTCGTTTTTATGCACAAAATACCGGCGCAGGGGCTAGGCATAAAAAAAGCCCCATAAATGTGGGGCAAGGGATGTGTGTAAATACGGGCAAATGATTAACTATTCAGGAGATTAAAGTAATTAGACATAGAGCCACAAACAAGCTAAAGTATCCCCACAAAAAGAGCCCATAGCGGGCTCAATAATTAAAGCAGTATTAAAGCAAAATCCACAATTCGTTTTATTTCACGATTTCCACAAATAACCCCCAAGCCTATACTACATAAGGCTTTCGACAATTTTAACTAATCACACAATGTTACTTTATGTTTTATAGCCCCTATGCTTTGCAGCCTCTTCAGGTGTTTGGAAGAGCGGACCCATATCCACATCGAATCCTATGTCGGCATAACCGGTTGCCAC